CCTAGTGCTCTCATGCCTCGCATGCCAGCGCGTGTGCTTGCATACTCCATGAGTGCAGCCCCAACGGCTGGACCATGTTGAGCAGCAGCGCGCTCTGCGATGTCGTAAACACCGTTGCCAGCATAGCTGGCGGCACGTTGCAATGCGTCCCAATAACCCAGGGAACTGGGCTTATGGTACGTGTTGGCGGCATAGGCTGGGTTGGAAGGATCGAATCTGACCCTCCACTCACAGCACACAAGGTACTGAAGCTCAATAGCCTCAGGATTGTACACGTAGATAGGAGCGAAGCCATCGAATCTGATGGCCGCGTCGTTGTTCGTATATGTTCCCGCGCTTGACCCGAACCGTGTCTTGAAATCAGACAACGCGTTCATGTCGAAAGGCACTGCATCAATTTGCACGCCTTTAAGGGCTAACTTGCCTGCAGACATCAACCGTGGGTTACTAAATGACACTAGTTCATTAGCTAGTGCATCCCACGTAGTTGACTTATTAGCAAGCGAAATCATCTGCCTGGCCCTGCCAGCGTAGACGATGCCTGCTGTAGTCTGCAGCGCATTCGGGTTCATAATTTGAACACTAAAAGCCGCTGGAACCATTCGAGCATAGTCCCATGATGATGGGGCCATGCTACTGAAAGCTTCAAGTTGGGTCGTGAACGTACCGTCAATGACGTCTGTTCCCGAGCCTCCCTGTGCGCAGATGGAGGACCACTTTGGTTCTGTAGTCCTGCTATCAGACACGCTTCCGAATAAGTTCAGCTGTTTGGCACTCGTAATCACCTGAGTCGTACGGATGGTTGTATAATCACCGATCGCTCGAGGTAAGGGTACCGAACAAGGATTGAAGGCATCAAGGCCTGCGGCAAGGGTTGCCGGTTTCGGATTATCACCAAATGGTGTATTCACGGAAACTGGACATTCTGCGTGATTCCACGCAGACCCTGCACGCCTTGTGCTATCCTGGCTTTCCTACCGTTCTTCTTTCGGCCATTACGGCCGGAGTTTCCTTTTAAGATAAGGACTGATCTGTTGTTAGTCTGCTTCATTTTGCGAGTCATTGGATCCCCCCGGCAAAATACGGGGCGACTGTACATCCGAAGGTACACACTTTAATGTGTGCTCTCCCGTGCAGTCTGTTGGCATTTAGTGACGTAAGATGTGTTACTTGCACATTCGCATTAACACACCACGCCACACTTAGCAAGGAACTATTAAGTGGCTGGTGACCAAGCAGAAGGTCAGCGTGACAAGAAATTCACGCACCACACCTTTTTAGGAGATTATCCTTCGAACCCAAGATTGGATTGAGTACACGTCTAGAGCAAAAGCTCTATTCCGAGCCTTCAACGGCAGTTGAGATAGCTGCCTCAGGCGATGGTTTATCATTTGGCCCACGGAACTCCTCTTCGAGGTAGTCCTTAGGGTTAGTGAATGACCATTTGGTGGGTTGTTTACCCACAACGAGGGTACCGTGATCAAGATCACGTGTCCCTGTGTATACCAAAATCCTCTGGTTTGATCTGAAGATACCTCGCCTAAAGTGGCGCCAGCTCCTCGAGCGAAACTTTTCCATTGTTTCTCTCTTCGGGTGCCTGAACTTCATTGGAGACTCCTCTCCGGTGTCGTTCATACCCAGTCTGGCTGCCAACGGTGGCAGGTTTATCGACAAATCTTCTGACTTAACAACATTCATATCGTATGGTCCCATTAGTGGGGCTAGGATGAGTTTTGAGATACCCTTCCATTTCTCTGGGGCAGCCTTCTTCTTAGGCTGAACTAGAGCGATCTTCTCATGATAATGAGGGTTAGCGTAAAGCTGACATTCCATGAACGATGCCCATGCTCGCTGAAATGGTGTGGCTGTGACAGCCGGATGCCTCCGCACATTTGCAGAGATTCCCGGTAATTCAAAGCCAGCACCACCGAGTAGTGGGGAGATGTATAAGTTCCACTTACCATTCTGAGTAAGAATCTTTATTGATTCTTGATGGTAATGAACAAATCTCATTCTTGCTCGTTCTGGATCGATCGCTCCCTTGGTGACAAGGTTAAAGTAATCCCAGAGTGGGGTAGATTTTGGACCCCTTCCTGTAACTTTGGCTACACCGGTCAATAAACCGGGATTAAGGTAGTCTAGTTCTATGAAGGTGGCGCGGCTGAAATAAACCGCGCGCTTGAGGTACCTATGAGGCCAGTGTAAATGCTCTCGATAATGGAAAAGTTGACTATTCGCAGTAAGATATTCCTTACTGGTGTAGTTCTTCCCCAAAGAGAGTGTGAAACCGACCTTATGGACTTCCTCCTTCCAAATCTCATAAAATT